CAACAACCGCGAAAGCGGGTCAGTGACACAACACTCTGCCAACTGGACCAAGGTAGATTGTGATAGGCGCAAAAACCTAACCACATCTCCCTGGAACAGAAGTCCGAGCGGCAGAGGTCTTATATTGACACCATTGACGATCAGCTTTGATGCGAACTCCACCGAGTTGTAATGCTCGTGTGGTACCACCCTTTTAGAGTGTGAAATTTCGACACCAAGCCCCGTCATGATATCTTTGTAAGCCTCTGCAACTTTACCATTTGCGATTGCAACATCATCCCCAAGGATTATATAATCCGAGAAAGGATAGATGCCACATCGCAAAGCTGCTAGTCGTACTAGTACGTGATGTAGGAGTGCTATTGAGGTTCAAGAGGAATATATTCCCATGCCTTGACCAGTGTTGTAATGAATTACTTCACCGGTTGGGGTCTTGAATCCCAATTCAAGCATGATTCTCAATCATGCTTGACACCCTTTCACGGACAATCCGACCAGGTTGAGGACCTGTGCCTGTAAGAGCACAGGTAATCGATCTGTGGCAGCGGTCAAGTCGAAGCTCCATACCTCTTTCCCTTCCTCGAACCACTTTTTGGCGGTGGCAATGGATTTATCCTGATCAAATGTATAGTCAGTATCCAACTTACGAAGGATCTGTGCTATTGCATGATGAAAAGGACCAAGGACACCTTGCGTGATTCAATCTGAAATAGCAACATATCGCACTTTCCCGATACCATCGGAGAACCAGGCGAGTCGACGTAAAGTCAACCCGCCCTTCTTCCTGATATACTGGGCAAAGCGCGGTAGTTTTGGGATAACGCGAAGCTTTGAGTGCCCGATTCAACGAAGGAGGCCCGATGGATTGTTAAATCTATACGGGTCTTCGGAGAATCGAAGTATCTCTCGGAATTCGCGAACAAAGCAATCCAAGGTGTTAACCGAGGATTGATCCTGGAACAATGCTACTATTTCAAGAAGAACACGAAAAGTGCCCTTACCCATTGCTCCTGCTGATATCCACCCGTGGGCTTGTAAGGCCCCCGGAGTGAGATATCGTGAGTGATCAAGGTTAGGCGAGGGACGTAACGTTCGAAAAGAAAGGCCCTTCCCGATTGTTTTTCAATTCTTCAGGATCTCCCTGATCAAACAGTCTCTATAAACTCTCACACCCTCTTTTGGAGGTGATGTGATTGTAGATAGATTCGGAATGACAGGGGATTCCAAATTTCGGTAGATACGAAAGAGAGATAGCACTAGGACTTTGTCCTCAGCAGGCAAGTCACGTCAGACTGAAACCAACGACTTAAGATAGAGTGGGACCCCAGAAGGGTCACATTTCCGTCAAAAGAAGTCAGGAACAGCTGGCGTGATGATTCCTATTAAAGTTAAATTCTTTAACAATAGGTAATCCGCCTTGAGACAGAAGCCTAGATGCCGTCAATCTATCGTTTTGGCTCACTTTAAGTGAATAGGTTTAATCCTAAGCACTAAAGATCGAGCCCGGCCATCACCAATAAGGGGGACGACAAAGTCCCACGCCTTATTGATGCTTGCTACCGCCTTTTTGCGAAGAACTCGATCTAGAGTTTTACCTGAAGATTTTGTTCGACGGGCAGGGTCAGATACTTTCACCCTGTTGTGCAGAGTTGTCTGTGAATCTGACTCCACCAAGCGGTTGCGAAGTCTCTCGAGTCACTGCTTAATTAAACTTAAGTGGTG